CCTACCCTATGTTCTATAGGTGTACTTCTTATCCTTTGAAATACCTCGCCATTTCTTTTCTGGTACCATATTTGTATCACATTATCACCCCCTTTAAAGTTTTGATATATTACTTTAACAAAACAAAAAAAGCAATTTTTACTTGCTTTTAAGCTTAAAAAATATAATAATTATTATAGGAGGTGTGTATAATGGGTTTATTTAAAAAGATAGATTATACTGAAGTAGTAGACACTGGTATAGAATCAAAAAAGAGTGCTGGTAGTTCTATTGTAAGGGGTGCTGTAGGTGGTGCTTTATTCGGTGGAGCTGGTCTTATCGGTGGAGCTTTAAGTGGTAAAAACAAGACTAAAACTATGATAACTTTTAGAATAGTATTTACTGACGGTACCGAAACATTTAAAACGTGTGGTTTATACGATTCTTACTATTCTACACTTATGAAGTATTTAAAAAAGGACTAGAGATAGTTCTTTTTAAATGTATCTATCCACTCGTCCCTAGTATGAAATAACTCAAAATATTTTTGACACTTCTTTATCCAGTATTCAGTTAAAGCTCTATCAGCGTGCATTTTTTGGTGGCAATTTCTACATAAAGGTAATACAAACCCCCATTTAATAGAATTGATCCTATTCTTTCCATATAGTATTTCGTGTAAGTCAGTTCTATATCTACCACATATATAACATATTTCAAAATTATCGGTAAATATTGAATATCGCTTTATTTCTAGATTTTTTAATCTTTTACTTTTGTTAATCATATTACCTCCAACCAAAAAAGGGTTATAAACCCTCTTATAGCATGAAAAAGAAAACTATTTTTGAATCAGTAGTAAATGCTATAAAGAAAACTATAGGAGTATATGTTAGCCACATGGGTTTATGTTTTCTTTATACCAATTCAAACTTGGTACTTTATAAGTACCGTTAGAATAAGTATAGTGTCTAAGTTCTCTTTAAGTGATATCACACCATAGATTTATACCTACTCTAACGCTACCTATAAAAGATAGCACAATTAAATTCTTAGAAAAAAACCAAACATTATTAAGTCCGTTTGCAAGACTGATACTTTATAAGTACCATAGAATAGATACATAACTACCAACTAAAACAATAGAATAAAACTTGACCTTATAACTCTATTAAAACAATGTATCTACTCTATGCTACCTATAAAAGGCAACATATCCTATTAATATTTTTCTAGCGAAAAATCAAGTTCGGTACTTTTCAGCACCCTAGAATAGGTATAAAGAAGTTTGATAAGTTGGTGATACTATACCTACTCTAGGCTACTACAAAGTAGCCAGAAAGGATATTTTTTGATTACTATAGAATAAAAAACTAAAACCAAAAATAATCTACACAGAAAAGTTTAAAGGGGGAAACAACCTTAAAAAACCTTTCTAATTAAATTATACTAGAGTGCTAGTGGGAATTGTGGGAAATAAAAAAGGGCTTTTAAGCCCTCTGGTTATATTGTCCCATAATATAAGGTAAAATGTATTTATAACTAAATTGGGGAGGAAATTCACCTCTTTCCTATTTTAAATAATTTTTAGAACAGTAATAACCATTTTTATTTTATATATTTTTTACTAGACCACGCCTCCTTATCTGGTGATATTTTTACCCAGTTGCCTTTAATTTTGTAAACTTTTACTTTAGTACCATTTTTAATTAGAGTTATTCTACGTCCTAGTATAGACGGTTTGTTTCTAACTGATAACCCCTCTTTATCAGCCCCTTTTACTTCTTTCAAAGTTGGCTTTTTATCACTTAGATATTTACTATAAACCCACTCAGTTGAAGTTATATAGCTTTTATCACCGCTAGTCTTTTTAACTTCTACCTTAATTCCTATTTTTATTATTCTACTTATTAATTTTCCTTTATGTACGTTTAACCCTTGATAATCTACATTGTCAACATATTTATATACTGGATCATTGCCCCATTGGACAGCACCAAAGCCTAGTATATTTTTGTCGGTTATATTCCTGGTGTTTTTTTTAACTTGATTATCTAAATTGCCCTCGATAGTTGTAATTTTATTACCACTAACAGAATAAACTATAAAGGTATGGCTTGATACACCTGTTTTGGTAGTTGGTTTTAAAAAACCAATATCTCCAGCCTTGGGTTTCATTGTTATAAGACTTTTATTTTTAAACCAATTATAACCAGTACCACAGCCCTTATATTTAGGTATGAGTTTATTCAAAACCCCCACTTGATTAGCACACCATGATATAAACATAGCACACCATGGGGCTGGGTTTGTACCGTACCACTCGCCATATTTTGTGTTATTGGTACCTTTTTCTTTATAACCTACTTGACTTAAAGCCATATTTAGAAAATCTTGTTTTTTGCTCACTCACTATCACCACTTTCCTTTTTATTAAAGTAGTACGTGATAATAGCACTACCTAAAGCTATAAAAGTTTCAGTATCTAATTTACCTACTATCGTTAAATAACAAGTAGTAAATATAACTGATAAACTTATAATAGTCTTTACTTTAAATAAGTTAGATATATTTTTAATCATAACTTACCTCCTTTTTGTAGTTCTTCCATTTTTTCCTTTATGTAAGAATTACCACCTAGTTTTATATACCTATCGTATACTTCATATACTCTAGATATCTCATTTTCATTAACTTTAACCTCGCCTTGTTCTATTTCCCTCATCATTTTTACAAGGTAATTTTTACACGCTTCCATATCAACACTATCTATTTTGCTATCTAATTTATCTAACTTTGTATTAATTGGCTCTAGACCTTTTTTAAGCCATGTTGTAGCATTTTTTGATAACAATTTATATAAATACTCTATACCTTTTATAAAAGCAACTAGTGCGGCTGTAAATGCTATTATTTGTCCTATTGTTATATTCATATTAGAACTTTCCTAAATAACAATCTTCTTTAATGTATAACACTCTAACTTGAATAGTTATATTATTCGCTGCTGCTGAAGTAGGGTTTCCTGCTCTCCACCTTATATTAGTATTACTTGTTAAGTTTAAATACCACAAATTGACTGTATAGTTAAAATTGTTCTGCCATGTGACCAATATAGGCACATAGCCTGTTTTTGGTGTTATAGTCGTGTTTATTGAGCCACTACCATAATTAGACATACTAGGTATAGATATATTAGAAGCCAATACCACTTCTTCCACATACATTAAATCATCTAGTCTACCTTTATTTTCATTAATAGCACTTGGTAAAGTTTGTGCTGTAGTTTGTAATGATTCGTCTTTATCTATAAAATCGACATATTCTTGATTTAATTCTACCGCTATGTCATTTCCATTTTCGTTTATTGTGGTAGTATCACCACTTATTAAGTTTTTTGCCATATTTAAGCCTCCTTACTTTGTACGTAAACGTCTTCACCGTTGTACTGTACGTTTATTCCATTGTATTGTAAGTTCGTTTTATAGAACTCGTCATTAATGGTTATTTTTTGTTTTATGGTATGGTTTGTTCCACTTGCTAGTGGTGTATCAAAGTTAGTAATAAATTGCATACCATTTAATGAATAACTCCAGTCTATACCTACTATATCTTTTTCTGGCGTGACATTTATTGTAGCTTGATAAGTATATTGTGTTAGTGGGTACCATTTAACCTCTACGTCATCAAAAGTACCGTCGCTATATAAAATATTCGCAGTGCCTATACTAAAGTAAATATCATAGTGTATTGTTTTATTTAAACTTACCGCTTGGCTCAAAAGATTTTCACTTGTATCTCTATTAGATACATTTATTTTATTGATAAAGTTTATATCTAGATTTTCATACCTATTTTTAGTCCACTGTGTAGAGTTTTCTACAAACTCCATGTTTTTAGCACCATATAAGTTTTGACCGTCTACCTCAATATTATTTAAGTAGTTATATGGTACTTCTACACTATCTACAGAAGTATTAGAGTAAACTACTGAGTCGTATATATTTCTACTAAACTTTACCTCATTATCTTTTATGATATCTACATACTTAGGTTGAAATGTTTCAAAAGTATCTTGCTTATTAAGTTGTAGCCCTGGTCTTTTTAAAATAGTCAATATATTAGCTGGGCTGTCAGTTGTTAAATCACTTTGAATAGTAAATATACTTAATAAGTTAAAGTTCCTATTAGATAAGGTTATTAATTGATTAGGAAAGTTCTCGTAAGAATAATTAGGGTACATTACTAAACTAGTTATAGAGTGCATTGTAGTAGGAGCGTCAGTAGCACTAGTTAGTGCTATACCTCCCATATCTACTATTGTTTCGTCGTCTTCTTCAATATATTGAGCTGCGTGCTGGATCAAGAACGGTCTACCTACGTTGTTTTCATCATACCAACCATTATTAATAACAGTCCATGCTACTTGATAAGATGAGTTAGTATCACCAGAAATAGTATGTAATGTATTATTCTTATCTAGATAATATAAAGCATAATTTTTTAAACTATACTCGTCTTCATTATGAGCATTTATTTGGAAGTAAATACCTCCGTTATCGTCTTTAGTTTGTCTAACTCTATATATATTTTGCATTAGTATAAAGTTTGAATAATTAATTATTTGAATACTTGAAGTAGTACCATTTTGGTTTATATATACTTTAGCTCTATAGTCATCACCAGCCATAGACTGAGCTATTACTTTTATGTAAGGCTCGCCACTATCGTTGTAGTTAGAATAGATAGCAAAACCTGGAAAAGCAAGGTTGCCTCTATTGTATAGTCTAGTTATTTCATTAGCACTACCTACATTTATCTTAAAGTTTATACCTCTACCGTTTAAGTTTTCTTCTATTCCTATGTCTTCTATTAAGTCAAAACCTACTATTAAGTATTCACTTTCACCCTCTTTTTTAGTTATATCTATACACCTAAAATAAGTATCGGCTAGTGAGTAGTTTTTCCTTAATCTCAATACATAACTACCATTTTCAGCAATAGTGAAGTTATTTAACATAGTAAAGTATTTTTGTTCTGTTTGTGTAGTATCACCTACTACACCATATATATTATTATTTTCATCTTGTGCTAGGAATTGTACCTCACGTATTCTAGTACCACTTTCGTATTCTCTTAGCATTGTTATTCCGTTATAATCACCGTCTATTAAGATTAAAAAGCCCTCACTTGTAGTTGAATCAGTTTTAGAATAACCACCATAAATAACTTTAGTACTTGAATTATTTACTTGTAGCATACCGTTTATTCTAATATTGCTACGATCCACCTCTAATAATAATTCAGCTATAAAATTAAACATACTACTACCTACAGAAGTGTCTATAGTAGTTTCTTTAACTATGTCATAACTACCATTTATTGTAGTTTCTACCTCTTCACTTAATTTAAAGTTATTAGTAGAATATTGTATTAACTTTTCTTTATAATCATCAGTCATTAGTACACCTCCGTATCAAAAAATACTATGTTTAATTGATTTTCAATATCTAGGTTTCTAGTTATTGTTTGTCCGTCGCTTATATTACCTAAAGTTTTATTACGTTGATTATCAAAGTAATTAATAGCATTTTCAGTATTATAAGTATTAGTAAATACATGAGTATAGAATATATCACCAGTAGTCATTATCATTTCAGTATCTATCTTTTTACACATATAATTATCACTTAGTGATTCCACGTTAGAGTTATATATCATTATGTCGCCTATATCACATAGTTTTTTATTATGGGTTTGTACTGTTAGTTCTATTTCAGCTTTACCCTTATATTCTATGTAAGACTGTGCTATTCTTTGTAATTCTACACTTGACTTAGTATCATCTCTATTTTCATACCTACTAATAATACCTTTTCGATTATTTTGAGTAGCTATACGATTTATTTCATTTTCATTTAATGCTATTTGTCTACCTGGTACTAATAGATTAATTTCAAGCGTTATAGACACTCCCTCGGCTAGTTTATCATCAGTTTCAAAAGTAGATTCTCCAGGAGTATATATAATGTCCCCAGAATAACCTTGCTCTTGCTCGGCTTTAGTTATTACGTCGCATACTATCATATCAGTAGAAGTTGTTATATAAGCATAATATATATTTCCTATAGCAAGTCCTAAGTCAAAAGTCTTATTAACACCGTCAGCATACACTCTAAAGGTTTGTGTAATAGAACTTACTACCTCATTAGAAGTCATTACTTGTTTATTACGATAGTCTTCAGTCGAATAGTTATAAGATATATCTACTATATTATTTTCTTTAAAATATTCTTGCGTACTATCTATAGTACCTACTGGTGTTTTATCGTATGGGTTATAAAAATCTATTGCTACTGTGTCTTGGTTTATAACCCTTGTAGTCCACTTGGTTTGTGTTATGTCGCTTATATATTGAAAAACGTCGTACGCTGTTTTTTCTTGCGTATTATAAGTACCCATTTTAAAGTTATCTGGAATACTTATATTACCTTTTATAAAGCCATAATCTTTAACTGATTCTATAACCATGTCTATAGCTTCTTCTACTGTCTTATCGGCTATTACATAGTCTAGAGTATCACCCTCACTCAATAATGCTTTATAATCTAATATTTGTAAATCGCAGTAGTGTGCGTGAAATGGGTTTAAAGATATATTGCCAGTTCTTTTTGCAACTCCACTAAATAACAAGTCTTTTATTAATACATTTAATTGATTAATTAAATTAGTATCAGTTATTTGAGTGGTTGTAGGAGTTGCTAATTGGTAATAGACTATAACATTATTTTCTTGTAAGAATTGTTTATATGTACTTAAAGTGGTTGTACTATCTAGTCTTATATAAGCCCACGTTCCATTAACAGCAATTATATTTGTCCTACTAGTACTACTAGTTATACTTTGTGATACTGGCTCTAAACAATTACACATAGATATAACATTACTCCAACCGTCGCCAGCGGTGTCTAATAGTCTTGTTTGCCACCTATTATTAGATACATTATTTATAGTTTCGTCCCCAGTAAATGAAGTTTTACCTATTTTCTTCTCTATAAACCAGTCTTCGCCAACATTATATATCCTATCAGCAACATTATTTATCTTACATAATTCTATATCACCCAGATTAATATTATATGTTTTGTTATTTACTTCTACTGTTGTATTCCCAGTTAAGGTTTGTATTGGTATAGGTTGCGTTGGGCTTGGAGCTACTACATTACCATGTATAAAGTCATCAGTACCTTGTTTTGTATAAAATTGTTTATTAACCGTATCGTATAAACCAGCCACGTTATCCGATTTCCTATAACATGGAATAAAATCTCTTATAAGTTCGCCACGTTCGTACATTTTTGCCCCGTATAATTTTGCACTTATTAGCCATTGTGAAGATCCATTATTATTAGCACCAAAAATATATATATTAGTATTTCCACTAATAGTAGCACTACCAAAAGCACTGGTTTTTAATTCGTCATCTACATAAAAGCCAGTATTATCCATTTTAAAGCTGTGTTTGCCGCCGTCATAATTATATGTAGTAGTATAGTTAGTTGTTCCATATCTAGCAGCAAAGACATTACTACTGGCTGGATTGAAAAACGCCCACATTTGATTAGTACCACCGTTTCTATATCCAAAAGGAGCTCCAAACTGTTGTGTAGTAGACATATCACTCATTACAACTTCTATTCTAATATTGGCTGCTGGTTTAACACCAGTATTTATTAGGTTTGTTCCATTACTTTGGATATAATCTAGTTGTATGTATTCCTCTGGTAATATATCACCTTTTTGACTAGAATAACCACTAAAACTAGCGTCCCTTAGTTTGTCAGTCCATATTAAACATTGTGAGTAGTCTTTAGGATAATAGTATTGTGTATAATCGTGTGTATTTTCCCATGTCTTAGGGTACACGTTATTTAAGATAGTAGAAGAAGTGTTTAACATTTCTTCACTTATTTTAATATTTTTATCGCATAACACTTCTTCATTATTTATTAATATTTTCATACTTACACTCCTTGTCCATAGTTATAGTCATTTTTAGCACCACCGCTAAATGTTTTAATTTTAGATACTACTTGTCCTAGTGGATCAAGTTCCATATTATTATTAACTATTATTTTTACACTAGGTTTAGGAGCGTTCATTTGTCCTATAGTTTGTCCGTTTACACCATTAGCATAAGGGTTAAACTTTTTAGGTACTACAGCCTCGCCTTTATGTATCATAGCTAGAGTATCTTCTGGTACATAGTTAGTACCAGTATTTAACTGAGGTATATGTTTAAAGTTAGTGTGATTACCACCAACGCCAGGTACCCAGTCTGGTATTTCTAAATCATTAATCTTATCTAAGACTTTATTTATACCTTTAATAATTGCATTTATAGGCGTTTTTATAGTAGTCGCTATAGTACTAAAAACATTAGTTATTGTACTTTTAACCCCGTTAAATACTGTTTCTACAGCTAATTTAATTCTATTAAAACCATTTTTAACTTTACTAATAAAAGCGTTTACTTTAGTCCAGATAAAATTAAATGCTGTTGTAAAGAACGATTTAACTGGGTTTAAGACTTTATCTCTTACGTGAGTAAATATCGTTAATGCTACCGCTTTTATTCTATTTACTTTATCAGTTATAAAAGTAGCTATAACATTTACAACACCACTTATAACACCTACAGCAGCCTTTACAAAATTAACTATAGGATCTAGAACATTTACTCTAATAAATGCTCCGATAGGAATTATAACTTTTTTAAGTATAAAATCTATAGGAATTGTCACCGCAGCGATTAACAATAAACCTACATTTTTAACAAAGTCTACTATTCCCATAACTACACTCATAATTGGAGCGATTATAGTATTATAAGCCCATTGTCCTACGTTTACGAAAAAGCCTTTAATAGCTCCTACTATTTCTTGCACTTTATTTCTAAAGCCGTCGCAGTTATCGTATAGCATTTTAAATAAACCAGCAAAAGGGTTAATTAAGAATAGTATCATGTTCTTCCAGTTCTTTTTAATAAAGCCCACAACAGTGCTTACTACTTTTTTAATACCCTCCCATGTTTTTATAAAAAAGTTTCTAAACTTTTCGCACCTTTTCCAAAGTACTACAAACCCTACGACTAAAGCGGCAACCGCAGCAATAACTAAGCCAATAGGGTTAGCGGCTAGTAAACTCAAAGCAGCATTAACGCCCATAATTATATTCTTAACCATTAAAAAGCCTTGAAAAGCGGTGATAAATGTACCTATAACAGCTGTTAAAGATATAACTAGTGTTTTATGTTCTTGCAACCATTTAACAATATTCATAATAGTTGGTACTATTTTTATAATCGCATTACCTAAAGAAGTAAATACTTTTTCGCCAACTTTACCAATTTTAGAAAGTACTCCACCTATACCTCCAAAAGGCTCTAAGGCTGTATTAAGGCTATTTAACATATTAGCTAAGCCTCTAGTGATAGCTGTCTTCATATTAGTCACTGAAGTAGCTATACCTCCAGTCGCATTACGTGCTTGTTCTTCTAAAGACTTAAAACCATTTACGCCTTTTTTATTCATCTCAGTAAATGTATTAATCATTCTGGTAAACTCGGCTTCTCCGCCTTGTTCTCTTATAGCTTGTCCTAGTGCGTCAGCGTCTACATAGCCCATAGCTGTAGCAACTTGCTTTAATTGTGCTGGCATAGCCGCCAACATAGCTCGCCACTCCATCATATCTGGTTTACCTTTAGCATAGGCTTGGCTCATTTGTTCTATAGCTGCCGACTGTATTTGACTACTAGCACCACCAGCCAGTATGGCATTATTCATAGCTAAGAATAAATCGGTAGACTTAGCTACGTCGCCATTTTTTGCTGTAAGTCTTTGTACCGCATTAGCGGCGTCATCTAGACTAGTAGGTAAACCAGTTAACCTATCACTTAATTTACTTATAGCTTTATTAGCGTCATCAGCACCTATTCCTAAGTTTGACATAACTTTAGGAAAGTTGTTCATGATATCGGCTCTTCTTATAGCGTTATCCATATTGGCTGTCATTACACCAATGGCTTTACTGATTCCTTTAGCGGCTAAATTACCTAAAGTAAAAGCACTTGTAAGTTTACCAAACGATCCAGTTATACCTTTAGTTGCTTTATCTACCCCAGAAGTGTCGGCTGTAAACTTAGTTAGTATTTCAGCACCTTTCATCTTTTCACTCCTCTCTATAAAAAATAAAAGAGTGGGTTTTTCACCACCCACCCTTAAAGGTTTTTATTATTAGCCAACTGTAGCAGTTCCTTGAATTGCAATTTCATAACCGAACTCAGAAACGTCTTCAGCAGCTCCTCCTAAATCACTTAATTTAATAATTGCGTCAGCTGTATAACTAGTATAAGTAAGTACATTATTAGTCACACTAGTTAATAAGTCGAATTGTACTTTGTCAGTAAATTGGCTTACTGTTCCACTTTCAATTAAAGTATGTACTTTAGAAAGTAAAGCTAAATCAGCTGCGTTATTAACGTCTAATTTTAATGTACCAGTTAGTCTAACACTTGCACCAGTAATTAAACTTCTTTGAATAGCGTCGCAGAATACATACCAGTTTTGTTCTTCTAGTTCTGTTTCTAAACTAATTTCAGTAGAAGTACAAGCACCAGTATATGTAGGTGTTTCAGTTGTACCAGTGTTAAACTTTAGGTTTTTAACTAAATCTCTATTAGTTATATACCACTCCATTTAATTGCCTCCTTTATCTTATCCTATTAACCACACATTGATACGTACTCGTATAAGATACACGCCTTATATCATAGTACTCTATGGCTCTAGGGTTAGTATATTGATTAAATATAATTTGCCAGTATTGGCTTTCGTATTCTAAGTAAATTGTTTGTCCGATTAAATCGTTAATCTTATTTGCTACTTCGTATTCTTCTTGGATATTATCGCCAAAGATTTCTATATTGAAGTAGTTATATAAAGCGTTGTTATTATCAAAAAATATTTGCTTATTACCGCTAGCTTCTTGTACTACTATAACTTTAATGTCTTTATCGTCTGTGGAATATTCAGCTTTTATCTTATAGTCTTTTATTAGCGACCTTAAATAAGTAATAAGAACTTTGTTTTTATTTCTTCTATCAGTTTCGTTCACTTTAATTCTCCTTTAGCATTGTCTAAAGCATTATTAACTATATTTGTATGATATCTATTAAAGACACTGTTATACCATTGTGGCAAGGTTTGTTTATTAGTCCAGTTAGTATTAGCACCATATCGCCATACGTACTCCGCATAATTAGTACCTCTAGCTCCTAAGTGGTAAGTACCAACTTTTTCTTTAACTACTCCCTCACTCATACTGGCTCTATTTAAAGCACCAGTTCTATAAGGGAAGTTCTGTTTTGAGTTAGTATAGTCTAAAGTCGCCCTAGCTATACCATATACGACCTTATCCTCCCAATTAGATATTTCTTTAGTGGGTAAAGGTTTAACTACTTTAAAAGATATACTAAACGTATCACTCATTTTACCGCTAGACTGATATTAGCTATCTTATTCCACAACCAATTATCTTGTACCTTTAAAACCGAATAAGTTCTATTTTCAAAGATTATCTGGTCGCCCTCTTTTACGTCAGTTCCAGTCTTGACTATAAAGTAGCCAGTCGCTTCTGGAATAGTATATAAACCAAACTTAACGGCTTGATCCACATTATAAGGACAAACCTTTATACTTACTTCAGTTTTATCTTGGTCGTCGTAAAAGTCGCTACTAGTACGATTATTTTGTACTAGAGTGGCTTTCATACCATTAACATTAAACATTAAAACGGTAAGTCTATACCCATGTTATAGTTAACTGGGTTTCCTCTATATAAATATCCGTTATTAGCTAGTATTCTTAAAGCTAGTGTAGAATAATCGGTCTTTAAATCACTTGTCATACTACCAGCTTGGATAGTACCTCTATTATCTAAAAAAGGTATATCGTATTCTAATAAGAATCTCATTTGTTCCATACTGGCGTTTTTTATGGCTAGAGGTACGTTAGCGTCAGTCCAACTATTTCGATATCTAGTACCTACTTGGCTGTATATCATTTCACTAGCGACCTCTATTAACCATAATTGATTATCTTCAAGTTCTACTTTGTATTTTGTTTCGAACTCATCTTGCGTAAAGAAAGTCATAAACTGACCTCCTTTCTATTAAGCTGCTACTATCTTAATAATAGCTTCATCTCTAACGATTTCAGCACCGAACATAGCTCTACCTTCAATTACGAATAGACCAGGTAGTCCAGGATATTCGCTGAATTGGTTAAAGTTAGAGAAATACATATCTCCAGCAACAGCTTCTACGTTAGTAAAGAAGCCTTGTACTCCGTCAGGTAAAGTAGTTTCGTTAATTGGGAATATATCTACTCCATAAGCTCTAGCTACAGTACCTCTATCTACACCCTCAACACCTGCTAGTGTTTCAAATTTCAATAATGAAGTTAAAGCACCAACAGCTATACCATAAGCTGTAGCACCTAGTCCTAGTTTATAATCGTCATAAGCATTATTATTGAATAATGTAGCTTTTAGTATATTAATGTCACTAATAGGGTTATCTGTAATAGTGAAAGTATGTGTAGCTGCTCCCATTTTTGCATATCCGTAAGTATCAATAGCTGTTGCAATAGCAGCGTCTTCTTGTGCTATTTGTGATTCAATAGCTTGGTCGATATTATTCATACGTGGATCAACAGCTACAGAATAATGTTTATCTAGTTCAGTTAAGTCAATTTTAATTGAGTCATAAGTTGCTAGTGTTGGAGCTATTGGTGTAGCACCTACAGCGTTAGCAATTGCTACTGGTTTTGTTTTGATAACTTCTATCATAGGTGTACCAGTTGTTCTAATTTCACCTAAGTAAGCTGGGTTAAGGAAGTTCATAAATGTAGAACGATATAATAAATCTTCGTAAACTTTCTTAACTACGCCTTGTAAATCTAAGTTTAAGTTAGTATAGTTCATTTAATTTCATCTCCTTATTTAATCATTAAATCTTTAATACTAGTCTTTCTAGTAATGTTAATTTTATGAGATTCACCAGTACTATGTTCTACTGGAGCCTCATTAGGTATGTCTACTACGTTAGTTTTAGGAAAGTATGTAGCACCAAACTTTTCTTTAATTAGTTCAATAGCTTTAGCGTCGTCTTTTTCTTCTGCATAAAGACTATTTCTAAGTTGTTTTACTTCTTCAAACTTATCTTTAGTAAACCCTTGACTTGTCATCTCCAATTGAAGACGTAAGTCATTATTAGAATTAGATATAGTAGAGTTGCGTTCTTCTAAGGCTGTATAGTTTTTCTCTAGTTCGTTATATTTTGTTTCTAACTCAGCGTATTTTGAAGTGCTTTCTTTTTTATTGTTTTCTAAAGCCTCTTTTACAGCATTATCTTTTTCGCTTTCTAGGATATATCCTTTTCTTAAATCTTTTTCCAGTTTTTCGATATTAATATCATCATTGGATAACTGGATATCCTTATTTGTTATGTACTTTGATATTTCCATAACCTTACCTCCATTTCTAGAATAGGAAGTGCATTTATTGGTACCACCTTAAAGTTTATAGACGTTCAAGACTGGTCTAGCGATTTATCGCCGCCACTTGTTTTTGTAAGTCTTCAGTTGGTAATTGATTTCTCAATTCTCTTATGTTGCGATTTATTACTGATACTTTAGCCTTTAGTTTGTCTACCTTATCTTGATTTCCTAAACTATTGGCTATCTTAATATCAGTTCTTAAATTAGCTTTCGCTAAAGTAAGACTATTTACTTTTTGCCTTATGGCATATTCATTTTCTATATCGTATGATGATTTAATTTCTTTACTTATTTGTTCATAGTCCCAGAATATAGATAAAGTACATTTACAATTAGGGTGTAGTATGTCGCCAGTTCTTTCGACCGCCTCTATACCTATCATGTCTTCTACTTGATCCTTAGTTAGTATTCTATTTTGCCACTCGGCACACTCTAGACAACTAAAAGGGTGATAAGGAATTATAAATAATTCTCTTTCAAGTCTTTGACTATCACTCATTGTTTGATTCCACCCAGCCCTAGTCAAGTCCACGTTATGTAGCATGGCTAGGTAAGTACTTAGTTGCACCTTTCTAGCGATAGTATTATCTTTATTAAAGTATGTAATTACTTGGTTTATACTTTTGTTATAACTGTCAATTCTTGCTTGTAGATACATATCTTTATCTACATTTTTAATAGTTGTTTTAGCTAGTTTGTATTGGTTTAATACATTTCGTTTAAACTTTTGTTCTATTTTCTTAAAATCGCTTTCTGGTGTTAATCTAAAGTACTCATTATCTATAACCCAGTATTCAGTATCTTTATAAGTTTCATCTAGTCTACCTAGATTAATAGCTTCTTCTACATTATTAGAATTAACTATCTTTTCTAACTTTTCTATTTGTTTATCCATAAATCTATGGTCTATATTGTCCCATATCTTATTAATGGCTTTTTCAAAATCATCATAACTACGATTCTCTTCTAAGTACTTAAAGTACAATTCTTTAGTCTTGTTTTGTAATTTCGTATAATAAACATTAGTTAAATATACGTTCTTACTTATCTCTTCACTAGATTTCTTCATAATCTATGTCTATAGAATCTCTTTCTTTTTGCCACTCGGTAAATAAACTATCTGGCTTTACGTCTTCATCTATCAGCTTATTAAGTATAGGAGCTGTTATCTTAGTTCTTACACTATAAGGTACTGACATAGTTCTTTGTACCGCTTGTAGTACTTGAAGTTTCTTCATATCGTCTAAACGCTCGTTATCGCCATAGTCCCATACTAAGTCGTCTGGTATAGCATTGTCTTTAATTCCTAAAGCAAGTTGTAATTTAACTATGTTCATAATTAAGTTATTAACTTGTGGCTCTATTTGTTTCTTTATAGCCTCTATAGTCATTTCAGTTAAGTTAGCGTTTAAATCTATACTTGCTACGTTTTGGTATGAGTCTTTTTCATAACCAAAAGTTGCTGGGCTTAAGTTCGCCATTTGTATTATTTGATAATCACAGAACTTAAAGCTATCTATATATTCTTTTACTCTTATATCACCTTGTAAGAACTCGAATATCTGGTGTTCTTTATCTCCAGGTAATAAAGTGAAATAGTCAGCCATATTATTAACTGTAAGACTTTGTACTTCATACATATTAGAACGTGGTTGCCAATTACTTGCTATATCGCCAGTTTGATAATGTTGACTTGTCACGATCCTTGTCTTAGTCTTGTCTATTTCTTCAGCAAAAGTATTAAATATTTTCATCTCTTCATTTAAGAACTTTTCACTATCCTTAAAGAAGTCTTGTCCTATATCTATATTGATAAGTGGGTGGTATGGTAAGTTATATACTTTCTTATACTCACTATCCGTTTTAGCATTAAACTTTGATAAGTCTATTGGAGTCCACTCATCTTTATTTTTAACTTTTTCAAAAGTACTAATTTTTATAACTGTAGTTCCGTCGTCTTTTTGTTCTATATGTTTTACGATAGAATATGTTGTATCTACGTCTTCATAATCAGTAATAATATCGGCTTTTATTATCTTGTCGTATTTTTGTACTAGATTATGTAGTTCGTTTTTTCTTAAACACTCTAGATACACTTTACTATCGAACTTATGTATATAGATAAACGATTCACCACAATATACAGCGTTTTCTAAGGCTGTACCTAAACTAGGCATGATCCAATTAATATCTAGTCCGTCAGTTTGTGTCACTAAATCAGTACCGAAAAGTTGGTTTCGTATATATGTAGCTATCTTTTTAGCTGAGGGAGCTACTACGTATTTTTCTTCATTTTTTATATTGGGTATACCATTTGTATATCCTGGTATTGATACTTTAGTTATAACCTTTATAAATGGAGCTTGTAAGACGTTTGCCTCTCTTACTTTTCCTCTCATTGTATATCTACTCCTTTCTCAAAAACTACGCCCCAGTAAGTTTTTCTCTTATCTAGGTTTGTCTTTAATAGTTTTGTTGGTTTTACCATTAAAGTAATTATGTTTTTACCAAAAAGAGCCTTATGTCCATATACTTTTATATCTAAGACTAAATCTTTAACAGTAGTGTTTTCATCTATCTTTACTTTCTTGATTAAACAACCATTGTAGAATAAGTAAAGAGTCCACTTACTAGTGATTTTTTCTTTTATCTTCTTAAACATAAAAAAACACACGCCCTTTCCAGACAGTGTGCTTTTTTGCTTTCCAATTTTTGCACTTCAACTTTATAAGTGCATTATACCATTAAACTAATGGGAATTGTGGGAAATATCTCTATCTTTGTTTTCTATAAAGTCATAGTGTGTTTTATATACGTGATATACCTCAACCTCTTTACATAATCTACAAGGTACTGTTAGTCTTAAAGGTATTTCTTGACTTATACCCAGTTGCTCTAAGTTAATTAAATAGTCTTCTATGTTTAATTCACATAAGAATCGTTTACTTTTTTTACAGCGTATTACCATAGTACCTCCTAAACAACTGGAGCCTTACCCTCGTCTTTCCACTCTTCTAATATATATCTTAAAGCGTCTATTGAGTGATCCAGTTCTTTTTTATAACAATTAGTACCAGTAGTTTCGCTTCTTAACCTATCGTATTGATAAGACTCGAACTCTAATTTACTACGGTCTAATATATCTTCTTCATAGCTACCGTCTGGTAGTATGTATCTTATACTGGGTTTATCCAGAATAAATAACAGTTCTTTATAGAATAAACTTTGTAAGTATTGTACCCCACTATCTACACTACCAGCACCCTTTTTACTTATTGTATGTCTTATATTATCGGTTATTAATCTATTATCAAAGTGTGAAGCCTCGCTATCTATAACTATCTCAGTTATAGGTACATTAGGGTACTGGTCTTTTAAATAAATCATAAACCACCTTAATTGATTACTATAATATTCAGTTGTGGGGTGGTCTTCTTCTTTCTTACTATCGTGATAATAACACTCTAGACGTACTAATATCCAACGTCTAGTTAATTGACTATAACATAAGGCTATTGGTACAAAAGTAGTAGGGTTTACGCTACCATAGTCTATACCTATACCTATTTCCCTTATAGTTAAGTGTTCTAGTGTTTCTAGAGTATTTATCTGGTTAAATACTTTACCCTCTGCTATTACCCACTTATTAAACACTTTTTGTTCTCTTAAAGTACCAGTAAATGATTTAACAGCTAATTTTATCTTTTCTTCAGTATCTAGTACTGGGTTATCGTATGGATAGAACACATACTTTTTACTGTCTTTTTCATCTATATATTTTACTTTATAAGGGTGGTTATCATTACCCTCGACATTAAAGCTATCTATTCTTTTATAGTATGGGTGTCCAGCATAACTCATCATACGTCCTGGTATTTCATCAAACGATTCTCTTAATTGACCTTGCGTATATATTCTTGCTGCCTCATCAACCCATACGAATATTAAAGGCTTACCTAGTATTCTATTAAAACTTAACTTAGTATTAAAACCAAAGAAGTAGAATCGCATATTATATATTTCTAAATATTTATCTTGCTGTCCGTATTTTAGTACGTACTCTTTACCATTAGTAAAGTGATATTCATTGTTAAGTATCTTTTCTATGTTATCTACTATATTTGATTTAACAGTGTCAGTAGTCCAACCTATAATAGCTCCGTAATATTCTCTAGGGTTATAGGTTTCATCTTTTCTACACTCTTCTTCATATTGTTTTAATTTTAAAGCATACTGGATAGTAGCGTGGCATATATCGTATGTTTTACCACTTTGTGTACTACCTAGTACGCTTATCTCTGGTACATTAGGACTTATTATGTCTTTATATAGTTGTATCTGTTTCTTCGATAGGATCATCTTTTTTAATCTCTTTTAATTTCTTATTTATTTTTGATATTTTTTTAGTGGTTTCTTTTTGACACTCACAGCCCTCTATATCTTTTAGTATTAGTTCTTTCTTTTCTAGTTTTAACTTTTCTTCATTACTAACTACTAAACCAGGACTATTTTTTATTAACCATTTATCACCATATTTAATAAACTCCATACTACTTACTCCTTTCACTAAACTTTGTAGTGTATAGTCATTATTGCTATACAACTTATCTATATCAATTTTCTTCATACATAGCCTTTTCTAGTTCGCTATTATCTACTATGTTTATATTAATAGTAGGTGTATCGTTGCTTTTACTATTACCCTCTAGATATTCCATTATGGTTTTATAGTTTTCGGCTTTTCCGTCCTTAGCACCTTTTATTAGTCCTAAGTTTATATTTTCGCCATAAGTATTACCGTCTTTATCCTTTTCGTCTAGTAGTCTTTTTAGTATAGCTACTTGTTCTTTAAGGTAGTTTCTGGCTTTACCACTTGCTATGCCACCCCTCCTACCGTATTCTCGAGCTTCTTCCGAGGTTGGTACTTTTAAGTTCTGCTCGTTTGCCATAGATACACCTCCTATCTTGTATATTTGATTTTTAATATATTAAAGAGTCCTTTTCTAAAGCCTCTTATATCGCCTTTTAATATTTGACCTTTTAAGGTATTGTATTGTTGTTTTGTAAGCCTATCCTTACACTCTTTTAATAATAATAGACTTTGTTTCATTTTCTTTTTACCTTTTTAGGTAGTTTTTTATTACCAGTGGCTTTTTCCCACTCTTCTACAGCCTTTTTGCCCCCTAAGGCTTTAGTACCCTCTTTTGTATAAGCCCATTTCCTTTGTGCTTCACTTCTAAATGGCATATAATCACTCCTTTATTATTTCCTAGAGTTAAAAGCCAATTACCAACCCTCTATCGGTACTCTATACTGGCTGCCGATTCCCTTAATATTCTCCCTAAAGACTAAAATAAGTCTTTTAATTTTTTATTAATATCATCAGCTAGTTTAATAGCTTCTTCTTTATTGTTAAATGTTTCTTTATATTTAAGTCCATTTGATACAAGCCATATTTGATTAACCTTAACCTTACCCTCTATTATTGTATATCTATCAGCTTCTATTTTTGTCTTTTCGTATTTTGACATTGGTCTAGTTGAATCTATGTAGTTATATTTAATGTCTTTGTTATCTATTACTTGGTTAAATCTTTCTTTTTTAACCTCGTCATTAGTTAGTTCTAAATAATCTACTCTAGTCCATAAGTAAGAAGTTGGTATTATAAACTTATTACCAGTTTCTTCGTTATAGTATTCAGCTATATCTTTATTTAAGATATTTACCTTTTTAATAAACTCGCTTAATGATTCTTGTTTCATTTCAGTACCTCGTTTCTATTAACTTGACTTGCTAATTCTTTGTATATGTCTTTATTAGATTTATATATATCTGGGATAGCATTTACTTTTTTTAAATTACGCCAGTAGCGACGCTCTTCTTTGTCTTTTATTTCACTTAACTTTATTACTCTTGATTTAATAACTTCATATAAAGGCTCATTATTGGGTATACTACTTAATTTCATACTAAACTCTTCATAACCCATTTCTAATAATTCGTTATATGTCATATTGCCATACCTACTACACATAAAAGGGTATATCTTATCCATGTCGTAAGGTAAACATATAACCATTTCACCACCTTTAGCCTCTGGGTGTTCCTCCAGTTATTGCACTACCTATCTCTTCGCTAAACTTATTTATTTCTTCTTCAGTAGTAAGTCCTATGTCGTTTATTAATTGGTTATAATCTACTTTTAACATTTCTTCTATGGCTTTAAGGAATAACTCACCTTGCATAGTAGTTATATAACCCTCTTCTAGAAAGTCTTTGTCTGAGTGATCCATAATAGTTTTATTTCCCTCTTTGACTTCTACTATAAGGTCTTTAATTGTCATACCTTGTTCTTTTAATTCTTTAACCATTAATAATCTAGCTTTTTTATTAACTTCTTGTAGTTCACTTACTAAACCTACTTTTGGTTTAAAGTTAATTTCTTTATCTTTGTACGATAAAGTATAATCATCAATTCCATTTTTTATTATTTTATACTTCATATTAACCTCCAATTAAATAGAATAAGATAGGTAGTTCTATGATTAAACCGATAAATACATTTCTATCTTTTGTTTCAATAAACTCAATTAATAGACTTATCAACGTTATTGATACTACTATTACTGAGTACCATTTAAGCATATAACCACTTCCTTATATCTGGGTATATATAGAATAGTATAGGGGTTTAAAAAGATTTTTTTATATACCCAGGTATAAAAAAAGACACACCACCTATCTATAAAAAATAATTGGTATGTCTTCACCCCACCTTTTCCAATTAAAGGATAACATTAATATTATGGGAATTGTGGGAAAGTTAAAAGAATAATACTTTAATTGCCAGTAGGATCACTAATAGAATCATTAAAGATAATATTATTAAAAAATATATATCACTATCTATCATTATTTATCTTATCTATTATTTCTAAAATATGTTGTATTTGTTTTTTATCTATTCTTTCATCGTGGTCTAAAAAGGTATCATCTTTTAGAATATAATCATATTTTTCTTCTATATATTCTCTTACTTCTTTTATGATATTATCTTTTTGTTTTAATCGACTTTCTAGTTCTTCATAAGTAGGTTTATTATCTTCTCTTACAATAAATGAAATATTTTTATCTAAATTATCATAAGATATTCTACAACCTAATATAGTTCTAAACCCTGTATATTTATCTTTTGCTTCAATTAAATTATTATTTAATACTACCTCAAATCTATCTTTTAATGTTGCTTTTTTCATTTTTTCTATTGCTTCATTTATATTATTAAATAGATAAATATTTTCTTCTATATCTTCTAAATTAATATTAAATTCTTGTAGTTCTTCTTTCACTCTTTATTCACCCATTTTATATAAATTAATTCTATTGGCATTAATATAATATCTAACACAAACCCCACACATACTAAAGGCACCATAATTATTAATGATAATAATTGATAAACTATTGGAATATCATATCTACCAATAATATCTAATTTTTCCATAATAAATTCAGTTATCACTCTTTATCAACTCCTAAAATAAATTTCCTTGACTATCTACCATACCTATATAACCACACCATTTGCATTTGTATTTATTACAATACCCTGTATGAAGTGGGTCGTTAGGTACTTCAACTAAATCATAACTAAATGAGTGCCAACCTATTTTACATAACAATTTCTTTATCACTCTTTATCAACTCCTACTTTTTAAAATAAATGCGATTAAATATATTGGTAATAATACAATGTCAAACAATATAATCATCGGAGTAAATAAAGCTAAAGCTATAAATAAACAAATTTCGGTAGTATAGTCTAAAATAGTTTCTTTATAATCATTTTTATAACTTTCTATTCTATCTTTCCACATTTCGATTATCACTTTTTATCAACTCCTCCCAAAATTTTTAATCCATTCAGGGGTTTCATAACCACATAACCAAGCAAATAAAAGTAATGGAGTAAGTAAAATATATAATGCAATCACAAATAATAATTTTACTATTGCTTTTATCACTCTTTATCAACTCCTTTGAGTATGTCTAGCATTGTTTTGTGATTTATTAATATCATATTTGCAATATCTTTTCTTGTAGAACTGGGCGTACACTTTATAGCCAGTTCTATATATTCTATTGCTTTATCTAATCTATGTTCGGCACTTTCTAAAGCCAAAGATATTTTTTCGTTTAGATTATTTATCTCATCTATTCTATCTTCTAATTCGTTTGAATATAATAATAATTTTTGATACATTTTATCCTTATTTTCGTTTATTGTATCTATAACTATCTGGTGGTACCACATATCACCGTTTTTGTCTTTCATTTGTGTTATAAATCCATTTTCCATTATTTCCCTCCTATATATCTTTTAACTTTTTTAGATACAGTACTTCTATCCATATACATTAAATCAGCTATTTCTTGCCATGCTTTTAAATCTAAGAATCTATATCGCATTATGTTTCTAAGTTCTGGATCGTCTATCGTTTCTATAAATCTTTCTATCTCTAAATATTGTTCTAGAGCCGATATCCTTTTTTCAGTTAATAGACTTACTAGTTCTACTTTAGTTAAAGACTCGTCTTTATTTTCGATATCTTTAATTCTTTCTTCTAAATCGTTTACTTCTCTTTTTAATTCAAAATATGTACTTAATTCTTTTTCACTCATTTTTATCACTCCACTATTATATTTTTTATGTCGCATTTACTTTTATAATTATTTTTTATTATATAAAACCAGCGTACTGGTATACCCTTATCTATTCTTAAAACTCCTTTATTATCTAGTCTTACATGATATTCTCTCATCATATACCAATATATAACTCTATCTTGCACAAACTCCACAGCATACACAGTCCTTTCCAGTGTCTATCATGTCGTTTTGGTAGTGATCAACTACTAAATAACTTACTACGATAAACTCTATTATAAATACAACCATAAACCCCTCTAATAGTATCTTCATTACTCACCCCTTAATATTCTATTTACTTCTTGAATTATTTTATAGTCGCTTATATTATCTTTTAGATATTTTATAACTTTATCCTCGTTAGTCTTTTGTCGTTCTATTTCAGCACTAAAATTAATAGCTATGTTTTCTAACTCGTTTACTTCTTTTTGTGTTTGTCTTAACATGATCCTTATATTTTCAAACTTATTCATTGTCTACCTCCACCAGAAAGTAAGTTTTTTCATACTTTCTATTTTTATACCTACTCTTGTAAGTAGGTGTAGCATAGAATTGTATACTTTTTTCACATACGTGTCTTTCTTTTGCTATTTCTTTAGCTGTTCCTATCATAATAAACTGGTCGCCTTTATATAAAGCATACTCTTTTTGTGGTCTACCCATTTTTACCTCCTAGTACCAGTGTTTTGTTTTCCAGTGATTCCACGCCCTTGTAGGCGTTTTATATCTTTTTTTAATATAATCTAAGCCCCACCTTATTTGTGTCTTACAATTAGTTTTATAGTCCTTACCATAAGACCTCATTTTTTTACAAGGTAGTGCTTGGGCTATACCACACGCTCCAGAACTTTTATTGTAAGCTCTAGAGTTCCAACCACTCTCTTTATTCCATAACTTGACTAGATTATTATAATCACTCCTAGTCCAACCATTTTTTATAACTTGTTTGTAAGCATAATTCTTACATTGTGTTTTAGTATAAGTTTTTGCGTTTACCATTGGTGTATATATCAATAAAACTAAAACCACTAAAACTAATTTTTTCACTTTTTAAACTCCTTTTATTCAAATAATTTTAATAATAGTAATATACATAGAATAACCATTAGTATTATTACTATTGTTAGTGTAGTTTCTAACATTACTCTTTATCGTCCCCTTTAAAAGAATAGACTCCATATAAATGCTATTAATATAATTACTATCAGAGTCATCAATATCATGATATAAATAGGTATTATCCACTCTATAAATATACTACTCACTCTTTATCAACTCCTACCTTTTCTAATAAACACCAACTCTCACTTGCTGGTATATAAATATCTTTGAATTTTGTAGTATGTCTTTTTAAGATTTCTCTTACTTCTTTTATGATATTTTCTAGTTGCTCTTTCTTATGATATTCATTTATTGTTAGTTCTTCTTGTGCTGATAATGATATTTTTAATCTTTCTATTTCTTCATGTTTATCTACTATTATTTCTTCTAATTGTTTTATTAATTCTTTATCACTCATCTCTACCACCTACAATTAAACAAAATATAATTATAACCATAAATATTATTCCTATTAGTAAACCTATTATAAAATCTATCATACTTCACCTTTAAACCTTTCCTCTAAATCAAAAACAGTATATTTGTTATATTTCATTGGTCTAGTTGTTTTCTTTTGAAGTTCTTTTAATTTGTTCCAATATTCTGGTAAATATTTGTAATAATTTTTCAATTCTTTAAGGTTTTTATTACAACAACACCAGCAGCTAACACGATCCAGTATCGAATATAACTCTATATTGTTTTCTACCCATTTAAACCCCTTTTTATAACAATATTCTAAACAGTCCTTTTCTTTCATTTGCCACTCGGCTAAAGGAAATATTTTGTTTCCTTTTCGTTCTTTATTTAATCGTGTTGTTTCATCATAGGCTATACCCACATACTCATAATGTCCTTTACAATATTTTTCTATTGCTTTTAGTTTCTCTGTAGTACCCCACCTACACCTACCACCGCACCACGAATAACCTTTTTGTATAGTGCCATTTCTTTTATGTACTTCTTTTTCAAACATGGTGTAGTAAAAAGAATCTTTAGGTTTTAATTCAGTATATTTAATATTGTTCTTTTTTAAAATTGGTTTTATCCTATCTCTTATATCGTATATACAATTAAACTCCATACCAGTGTCATAAAATATAACCTCGTCAAGTGGTTTACCGTCTTCCATAAGTTTTAAAAGCATTGCTAAACTATCTTTGCCAAAAGATACACTAGCTATATATTTCATAATACCTCCTATAAGTTATCAAAGTCAGTAAATATACTGGTTTGTCCTTTGGCGTCAATACCATTTAATCTATTATTTGCTATTTCAAAATATGTTTCGTCGACTTCTATTCCTATATACTTTCTATTCAATTCTTTAGCAGCCACACAAGTTGTACCACTACCCATAAACGGATCTATTATTATGCTATCTTCTGGTAGTATTCCTATAATACGCCTCATTACCTCCAATGGCATTTGACAAGGGTGATTATATTTTTCGGTAGAAACATTTTTAACTTGTTGTATATTCCACCAGTCATATAGTCTCCCCCCCCCCGCACCATTTTTAATCAGTTTTTGTATTCTTTTGTCGTTTGGGTTTTTATATGGCTGTTTATATTTATTAAAATCTGGAATTATTCCAAAAAAGGCTATATCTCTATGCTGTTTGGCATTATTGGAATTATAAACCCAACTTACCACTTTATCTGGAAACTTTCCTATTTGGAAACTAAACTTATATATTTGTTCTGGATAATGTATCAGTACACATTTATCGCTACCAAAAATATCCTCTAAAGCTTCAAAATATTCCTCTTCGCTTAGATTATCTTTATATGAATTATAATGATATCCTATATTAAATGGCGGATCACTTACTAATATCACTTTTTTTCTGTCAATTTTTTCTAATATATGAGGCAATAATATTTGACAGTCCCCTAAATATATTTTATTTAATATTTGCTCTTTCATTACTTATCCTCTAACCAGTATCTATAGAAAGTAATAGATTTACCCATATAGCCCACTTTTTTAATTGTTTCTCTTCTAAAGTTATGTCCGTCTTTTTCTAGTCTATATATGGTATCACTTAGTCTAGTGTCGTATAATTCACTAAAAGCCTCAAAACTGGTTATACTTCCTCTATCATGTAAATAATTTAATAATCTTTCTTTTTTACCCATTAGAACTCCACTCCCTACTTAATTGGTTTTCTATTAATCTTATTTGTAGCTTTATTGTATTTATTGCTTCTTGATTAGCTTTATAAATAGTTAAAGCTACGTCCCTTTTAAATCTTTTTTCGGCTACTTCTGGTATTCCATAACAAATTAAACTAATAACACCTATAGCCTCACCCTCACCCCTTAAGCGTAAAACTTCTTTCCTAAGTAGTATCTTATATTCTTTTTCAGCCTCAGCGTATTCACTACCAGTTTTCCTTAATTGCTTTAAAGATACTTCTAGTTCTTTAGTCTTTTTAACTAACTCTTCGACTAAGTCCATAACTTACCTCCTAAAATGGTAGTACACTATCTATGTCTACTTCTTCACCAAACTCTTTAAAAGGATCGCTCTTCTCTTCTTCTTTTACGATATCCTTTTCTTTACCCTCAGCATTAATAGGGTTATTACTAATAAAAGTTAAGTTTTCAACAATAACGTCGCTTGTATAAACTTTCTTACCGTCTTTTTCATAACTACCAGTTTGTATATGTCCCTCTAGTGCTATTTGATAACCTTTACTAAAATATTTATCTATTAGTTCAGCTGTTTTAACCCATGCTATACAAGTGATAAAATCAGCACCCTCTTTTATTCTATTTACCGCTACAGTAAACTTACATTGTTTATATTTTTCGTTTTCTCTTAGTTCTGGATCGTTAGTTAAACGCCCTATCAAAAAAACTCGATTCATATATTACACTCCTATCATTTTTGTATTATTTGTTAATTGAGCTGGTATGTATTTCTTCATATCTTCTTTTAACCAGCTCGGTATATTATCTTCTTGGATAAACTTATAAGCCTTATCTATTTCTTGGGGGCTTTTAAAGTATCCGTCAGCTATCATACGTTCTATAATTTCATTTGCATTATGAGATTTATTTTTTTCGCACTCGTTTATTATTTCGTTTAATGTCGGCATATATTTACTAGTTCTTATTAATTGCCTTACAGCACTATTTAATACTTTATCGTTATATCCGTTTAATTCTTCTTTATAGATTTGTACTAAGGCTATTAACTCTTCATTAGATAATCTACTAAAGTAAGACGGATAAGCTATTTTTAATCTCATAACTACATTATTAATTAAGTTTGATACTTCCATTAAGAATACCTCCTAGTGTTTCATTTTGTTCTTGATTCTTTTGATAACCAGTACCAGAACTAATAGGCTGTTTTAATTTGCTCCAGATTATACCTTGCCAGTTATTAGCCATACAATGCTCTATTAGTTCTACCACTGTGTCTACACCATAAACCCCCACGTATTCATTTGTTTTCTTTATAAGAGCTTTTAAACCTCTAGGTTTATACGCTTGTCTTTTTTCTTTTTTATATTCCAACCAGTCTATAACCGCATTGTTTAAGCGTTCATCTTCAAAGTATTTATTATTAAGTTCATTAATTATATTAGTATTTATATTATTTATATTATTATATTGTGGTCTATTTTCTATATCTACATTTTCTATATCTACATTTTCTATATCTTCATTTTTGGGATATAGGTTTTTAGGTTTTTCGTATATGTTATATTCCCAGTTGGCTATCTTACCATTATCGTATACTTTTTCCCTTTTTAGATATCCAAACTCTTCTAACTCATTTAATATAGAATTAATACTATTTTTACTTTCTTTTCGTATAGCTGTTAGTCCAGCTACTGAGTAGTCCCAGTCTTCTGGAAGAGAAAGCATAATACTTAATAAACCTATAGCTTTTAAAGACATATCTTTTTCTTTTAAATGATATTTACCCATTGTTATAAAGTTCTTATCTTTGTTTATCCTAAATACAGCCATATCTTAGCCTCGCTTTTCGATTATTTCTTTTATTTGATCCTCTTTTAATTCTTTAAGCTCATTTACTTTGTAATATTCGCATATAGCGTCAGTATCTAGTTCTTTATCAACTATAATTCGCATTAGCTTTTGACTAAGTTTTATTTTATCGTCCCACTCATCATCATTACGTGGGTGTTCACCAGTTAAAACCTCTATGGCTTTTAATATCTTCTGGTCTTTAATATTGTTTACTAAATAACCTATATAGCCTTTATCTTCTATTAAATCAGCCATTTTCTTACCTTTATGTTTACCAAAGTTTATAACAACTTCTTTAGCTTGTTCTTCAGTCATATTTTCTACTTCAGTTAAATCAGCTGCGTCATTGTCTTCAGTAGCAAGTCCTAAAGCCATTAATAGTGAGTATCTTCTACAATACGTTAAACTACTACCATAGGCTTGTACTGGGTTATTAATGCCAGAAAGTTTAGCCTCTACAATTTGACAACCTCTATGTTTTGTAAAGTGTGGCTCGCCTTTATCGTTATAACTTATTAAAGTTGTTATAATGTAGTCTTTTTGATTTATTTCGTTAGTTTCTATTTCTTGGAAATAACGTATACCTTGTTCTTCACAGTATTTATTAATATCAGCTAGTTCGGTATATTTATAACCGTACCCCTCACTCTTTTTTGCTATTGTACTTTTCATAGTGGAAAGCCTCCTCTTTCATAAAATCTATCGTAAGTATCTTCATTACAAGTACTTTGTAATATTTCATAATTTTCTTTTAATCTTAAATAAGCACTAAATAATTCATCTAAATAAGCTAGTATCATGTCGCTTTCGATATAATACTTGTCTTTAATAGTGATAACTTCTTCACTTATTTTAATTTCGTCGCTGATATCTTTTAATAAACCAGCGTATCTATTGTCTAGTTCTATCATTTCATTAACTCCTTTACCCTATATAAGAACTCGTCCTTTTTAGTTTTAAATATCCAATACCCACAATGAGTACAAAGTTTCTTTCTTTGATTAGGTAGCATTACTACAGAGTGTCCGCACTTACAATAGTGTCTATTATCTGTATAAGCCTTTAATCTTTTGGTATCATAGTTAAATGTATTTTGTAATTTCCAGTCGAATATATCTAATTGTTTATCCATAATTTGCACTCCCTTTTCGTTCTTGCGTGGTATCTATCTATTGAATAATTAGGGTGGACTTCCCATACTATCCAACATTTAAGAATCGTATCTTTTTTTATTTCGTATTTCATGTTATAATTTATTTGTTAGTATAATTACTAACGATTTGATTTGACGCTGGAGTAGTTTCTATTTCAGCGTTTTGTTGTCCTACTCTATAATTTATAAGTACGATTCCTATAACTTCTATTAAAATAAAAACCATAACCCCTAGAATATTTTTAGTTTTCTCTTTCATAATTTCCTCTTTCTTTCTACTTAAATAATTCATAATAGTTTTTATTGTAATGTTCACATATTGTTTCAACTTCACTAATAGTAAAGTCATTTTTACCAGTCATTTTGTAGCTCATAGCCATTGGTGTTATCCCTATCACTTTTGCAAGTTCTTTTTGCGTTTCACCTTGTATAACCATTTCAGCTACCAGTCCTGGATATTTTCTCTTTTTCATCTCTACTCCTTTCTTTTAAGGTAAATAAAAAACTGGAGCTTTTTCGTTCCAGTTCTTGAATTATATATTATGTTAACTGAAACGAA